AGATTCAAGTTCTGCATATCCATTGTCTTTAGCTTTTTTAATTAACGCTGTATAGGCTCTATACATCATTTCAATCATTTGCATTTTTTCTTTCGGGCTTGCATTTATCAAAGAATCATCAAACAGCATTTGCGCTTTGCAAAACTTTATCTCTAGCTGCACATCTACACATTTGAATAATCTTTTCTTACCACCCCATTTTGTATTTATAGAAGTTTCATAATTTCTATAATCTTTTAATTGTTTTGCTAATGTTTCTTTTAAATAATTTTTCATGGGTTTGAAACTTATAAATTTGTATTAAATAATTTTGAGTTGATAATCATTTGTAGTTTGTTTTGCAATTCTTTTTTTAGCTATTTTTATATATTCATTACTAAGCTCACACAAAATAGAATTTCTTTTATGATTAGTTGCAACAATTCCTGTTGTACCACTACCACTAAATGGATCTAAAACTGTACCGCCCTCTGGACATCCAGCCAATACACATGGTTCTATCAAGTCCATTGGAAATGTTGCAAAATGTGCATCTTTAAATGGTTTGGTGCTAACTTTCCACACAGATCTTTTATTTTTCTTTTTTGTACCTTTAAATTTATGCAAGTTGTCCCTAGATCCATTTACTCCATCAACTGGTTTTATTTTATTTGGTGAATTTGCAACGCCTTCCGTTATACAATCTTCTTTAATGGCTTCATTGTCATAATAATATTTTGGGTTTTTAGATAGCAAAAATATATATTCATGTGATTTAGTGCATCTATCTTTTACACTTTCAGGCATTGGGTTAGGTTTATGCCAAATAATATCTTGTCTTAAATACCAACCATCCTGTTGTAGTGCTAGTGCTACTCTCCAAGGTACACCAAGCAAGTTTTTTGGTTTCAAACCAATGTTTTTTATCATATTAGTGTGATTTGAAATATTTCCATATTTTTTTTGCATTTCTTGTGATCTATTAGAATGACCTTTATCTTTATTAGTATTAAAACCTTTTCCATTCATGGCATTGTAGCTATCGCCTAAATTTAACCACAAAGTTCCATCAGATCTTAATACCCTTTTTACCTCTTTAAATACATTTACTAAATTATTAATAAATTCATCTATTGTATTTTCTAATCCAAATTGTCCATCTACACCATAGTCTCTTAAACCAAAATATGGAGGACTTGTTATACAAGTGTTAATAGACTCGTCTTCTATTTTTTTTAATGTTTCTAAACAATTTCCTTTATATATTGTAATTTTATTCATTTAATTTTTTCTGATCATTTACAGGGAACAGGGATATACCTTATAGGTATATATCCCTTCCCTCCCTGGTAATAGTTGATTTATCCCTAAAACTTCCCTCATTATTCCCTCAAACTTCCCTCTAACTTCCCTCATTTAAACTTTGGCGCTAACTTATGATATTGAGCTGACTGATAACCAAGCTCATCAAATTGCACCACCTCTTCAAGTTCTACTAATTTTTTAAGTAATTTTTTAACACTATCTACTGATAATATATTTCCATCTGAATCTCTTACCTTGTCTTTTAAATCTTTTGGCCAAAAATAGTGATCTCCTGGATTATCTTTATCTGCAAAAATAGATTCTCGCTCTAAGGCCTCAAGCGTTAATTTTTGCTTATATGTAAGTTTATCTTTAGCCTTAAAATCAACATCAGTTAGTTCTAAGAAGCCTGATGTTAGCTCTAAACCCTCACCTATAAGATCAACCTCTTTAAATGCAAAGTTCTTTTCAGACATGCCTTGGCCATCTTTATTAAGAGTTTGTTGAAAAGATACATACATTTGATCATTCTTATCTGTTCTTTTTACCGAAAATTCATAATCCAGGGATGCACCTATAACACTTGAACCTCTTGCTCTATTACCTTCGTGGCCACTGTGATGCACTATGCATACGTTACAGCCATAAGCAGCAATAAGACCATCTAGCTGATGGATAAAGTTGCCTACGTCTTCTGCTGAGTTCTCATTACCACCACCAAAGTTACGTTGGAATGTATCAACAACAATCATGCCTATATCACCCTCTATAGCTTTTATAGCTTCAATTTCTTGTATTAAGCGTTCAAAATCATCCTTATCGCCAATTCTTACAGCCCTATCAGATAGATATAAAGGTACTTTTTCTAGGCTGTATTGTGCTTGCTGCCATGCGGATAGCCTCCGCTTTATGCCTCTCTGGCCTTCGCCACAAATATAGAGTACAGGCATTTTTTTTGGCGATTCATTTCCATAAAAGTCTTTGCCAGAAGCTATAGCGCAACTCATTGCCACCGCTACGAATGATTTACCGCTTTTAGGCGCTCCATATATCTGCATTAAAGACTCTGATTCACACACATCTTTAATTAACCAATTTGGATTAGTTACCTGGCTTAATACCTCATCTGCTCTAGTAAAGGTTATAGATCCCTTTTCTTTTTTTTCTTTTGTTGTTTTGATGTAATCTTCTAATTCTTTAGATGTCACAAATTGTTTACGTTCAACAGCATCCCATAAATCATCTTTATCATTAAAGTCTTCTGGTGGTTGTATAACTTTTACAGTGCAGCCATTTGCCTTTAGCTCTTTAGATATTTCACTAGCACATTTATAGCCTGCATCATCATTATCTGGCCATATCCAAACACTCCTACCATAAATAGGTGACCAATCTGTTTTGTTCCAACCTGTAGCACCTCCATGCCAGGTGCATACATCGTAATCATAAATACTTTCAGCACCCCTCATAGCCTTCTCACCTTCGCCTAGTAGCACTGGCTTGTCTGGGTGTTGGTTTGTCATATATAAAGGCAATAAACCTTCTGGCCTTTGCATTGACCAAGATCCATTGGCATTTAAGCTAAATGGTGCATATTTCATTGGCAAGCCAGCATGTCTGATAACCATAAAGTTATCAGAATACTTAACTTTTACCTCTGCCTCTCTGTAAAGAGCAACCATTTGCTCTCTAGTAAATGATCTTGCATTGCTTTTAGTAACATTGGGGGTTATGTCACTAACATTACTTTGGGAGTTATTTTGCAATGCAAGACCAAACTGGTTTAAAACATCTTCAACATTTCTGCCATTTTGCTCTATGAGCCATTTAACACCACCGCCTTCGCCTTGTTCAAAGTCATAAAACTGTCCTGTCTCCAGGGTAAATACTAATGAACCTTTGTTGTTCCATCTCCATTCGTGGGACTTTTCAACTTTAGGCTCACCAAGTATCTGCCTAGCTACATCTGGTGCTATTTTTTGCCAATCGTGATCCTGCATCTAAAATGGGATATCGTCTTCTGTTAACTCTTGTCTATCTATCTGTGCCTGGGTAGCTGCTGCTACTTGTTGGCTCATGCTAATCTCACCATCTGCAATCAATGGCTCTTCCCATACAGGCACAACAAAGTCTGCTGGCCTATCTTTCCATCCTAAAAACTTAAATAAAGGCACATTAATGTTTAATGCTTTTAGCTCTATAACTTCGTGTTCATTTGTATATTCAAATACAGGCACTTTGCCTTTGTTAGCTTCTATGTCTTTATAAAACTGCACTGCTATCTTCTTAAAAGCCTGGTATTCACCAAAGCTAAACCTAGACCATAGATACTGCTTGCTGTCATTGGTGAATATATTCATGCTAAACGCTTCTTTATATCCTTCCTCTGGCTTAGGTATCTTTATAAAAGGTGTTTCACTGTATTCAGTGTTATAAGCACCATTCCACATACCCCAACCTGTTTTGATTGTATCTGGACAAATCATAATTTTATCTAGGCTTACAACCTCTTCATTTGCATGCCATTTCTTATCAGCATTTTTATGCATGATGTAACTACTAGTAGCTCCACCTGTATCATTCGTAAATATATCTTCCATCTCTCTTTTCTCCATTAATGTATAGTTCTATCGCCCATACTGTTTATATAAATGCTCTCAAGGTATTCATAGTTGGCAACCTTGTAGCTCTCAAAACTCTCATCATTAACAATGTTCAATAGCTCGCATGCAGCACATATTTTTTCGTACCTTCGCCTGCAAAACTTTTCAAATTCATCATCCATCATTTTGTTTTTAATATGTCCCCCATAAATTCGTTGCACAAATCTTCCAGGGAACACATGTAAGTTAATTGGTTATTTTTTTCTAAATTTGGACTGACAACATGGCAAGGCAAAACTACATATATTGGTTTTCTGTCAAATTTATAAATTAGTACTGGCACAAATTTATCACCTGCACTTTTTATAACTTGATCCCACCAGGCTTGCTTGTACATATTAGTGTTGCTTTTTCCATACCTTTTACACTCAATACAAAAGTTTCTAAAATATATGTCTGCCAATCCAGCCTTCCAGGACTGATCAAAATTTCTTGACACTCTATCTTCCTGGTTGTGTTCAGTTAAACAGTCATTAATTTTATTAACTATTAGCCTTTCAAATGCAGCGCCTTTAGTTCTTGAATTAATAGGCATTATTAAGACTCACTAACCTTTTCAACTATTTGTTTTTTTGTTTTATCGTGAAAAGTGGTAGTTAAATAACCATCCTTATAAACCTCTGTATAACCAGCAGCATTATTTAAGTGTATATACCAAGAATCTCTGCTTTCAGTAAGCTGTAATCTTCTCTCTTCTACCAGGTGCGTGAACTCAGTCATTTTTCTTATCTAACTCATGCTGACACATGCCAAGTTTAATTAAGCACTCACCAGCACCTTCAATCTTCATATAGTTATTTTCAGCAAATTTCTTTAATTCTTTATGCATGTCTGGTGTTAGCCATAATGCTTTTTTTTCCTTTTTATTTATTTCCATATTTTTTTATACTCTCCAATTTTTATTTTAATGATATTTACAACTATTACAATTACAGTTTGATATTTATAAACTATAATCAAAAAGGAAGGGCAACGCTAAAATCTCCATATACTCTACTCTCTACTTAGCTGCTTGCCCTTCTCTTAACTTTTTAAGCTCAAGTAATGCAAAATTTTTCATTTCTTGGCCATTTATTATTTTTTCTTCTTTATCTTTTATATAAAGATCCCAATAATTTATTACGCTTTTAATTCTTTTTTGATCATCTTTTACATCTCTTAACAGGTGTAAGGAAGGTAACTCATGCGAATAATCGTTTTTTCTTTGTTGTTTTTCTATAATTTGACTAATTCTTGATGTAGATAAATTAAACATTTTACCCAAATCACTTTTTTTCAGATCACAATTAATAAATAATGCATATATAGATTTATTTCTTTGTTGATTTAGATCGTACCAAAGTTCGTAATATCCGTAATATTTATAAATTTTGCGTTTAGTTTCTTTGTCTATTTGTATTAATCCGCTTCTAGCTAATTCGTAATCTATTTGCATTACTTAACCCTCTTAATCTTTACAAATCCCGCCCTTCTCTCTGGTGCTGCCTTGTATTGCACTTCTTTAACTTGTGCCTCTTTAGCAGGTAATGTTTTCCATTCTAGGACATATTCAGCTGCCCTGGCCTTGCTGTGGTTTCCCATGGCCATCATTAGATCCGTCATTAATTCGTCATGCTTTTGCTTTGCTATTTTTTGGGTTTCTTTTAATGCCTGGATGGTGTCAATAATATCTACTGTTTCAGCATCTAATATCTTTTCACTCTCTTCATTGCCCTCACTAAATATCGTTACTGCATGGCTAGGCTTTTCTGGTGGATAATAATCCTCTTCGTCAACTCTTCTATTAAAATCTAAAACTGCATCAGCCATTTTACTGCCAAACTCTGCATCCTTTTTATAAACATATATTCTAAAATCAGTTGATTGATACAAGACAATTAAAATTCCATAGTCTGCTTGCAATATATTCATAGAAGTATGCAACTGATCTACACCAAGATATTTTGGTGGCTCTTCTACAGCAGGAAAGTCGGAACTGCACTTACATTCAATTGGTATATCACCATTTAAAATTAATTCCTTATGGCCTACAACATAGATCCCATTACTAGGATCATGTTCTACTTTTAAATTAACAGCCTTGCATCTGCCATCCAGGGATGCTTGTAATGGTAGCGTGGGGTGTTTAATTGCATAATCAACATCAGCCTCAAATTCTGTAATACCTAATCTTCTTGCAGCTTCTTTTATAAGCACTGGCTCTAATAGATCCCCTGTAGCCTGCCTGTTAGTTTGTACATAATTATCTATAAGACACCCATTCTTTTCGTCTATAGCTTTCTTTAAACAATCATGCTTATCAAAAAATTTAGATCTATCAAATAATGCACATGTTATTGATGCTGTTGCCCTGTACCAAGTTAATTTACCTACCATCACCTACTCCTTGTTTATAATATTATTTATTTCGTCAATAGACTCACGAACTTCTATAGGATCTTCGTGACCTAATAGCTCTATAAAAGTTTGCATGCCTTCTTTATAGTAAGATTTGAGATTATTAACTGAAATTGTTAAAGTATCTAAACAACCTGTTTTGTTAAATCTAACAGTTCTGCCAGGTTTGTTAAAAACATCTAACGAATTAGTTTTTTTGGCTAATTTGCCACAATATATATTATGCGAAGTACTATATGCCATAAAATTAAACGATAGCTGTTTTGTCCCACTACTACGCTGTTTGTATTTTACTGCTGTTCTGCACATATTGTTCTTTTCATTTATAGATATCATAGGGTTACGTTGCATTTTTATATGAACTCATGCTGTCGTTATCATTAGCCATTCTTTTTAATCTCAAGTTGAAAGTCACTACCTCAAACTGCGCTATGTGCAATTTGTTTCTTTCAGAATTAGGTGATCTACATATTTTTGCAAAAACTTCATAACCTTCCTTAAAAATATCTCTGGCATTTTTAATTTGCTCATTTGTCTCTAGCGGTATTGTTAATCTTCTAACTTTTTTTTGGTAACTCATTTCTCTCTCCTTGTCTTACTTTTAAAATATATAAAATTATTTTTTAATATACAAGTTTTTTTGTATCTATCACACTCAAACATTTAGCCTAATTTGTTTAGGGTATTTTTTTGTTTATCCTGCTCTTTTTTACAACAACTCTTATAAAAGTCATAAGCATCATATTTAGTAAATGCTTTAAATTCCTCTAAATTGTATTCCTTATAAAAATTCATAAGACTGTCCCCAAACATTAATTTAAAAGGCTTAGATATACTTTCAGCAGTTTTTAGTTTAGATGCAGCGTCTACAAGCATAAGGTGTTTTAAAAACTCAGTAGGTAATATTTTTTTATTTCTGCCATCATTTCCGCACTGAGATATTTCTACAAGATCATTTTTAATTAAAATTTTTAGCTTTGACCTTATACTATTTTCACTACTCATGGTTGTATTAGCCAATATAGTCATGGTCACATCATTGTCTTCTAAAGACTCTGTGTAAATAAACTTCATTACAAAATCAGTCATTTTATCTAACTTAATACCTGTCTGTGATTCAAACATAAATTGTGCTTTAGCAACAGCAACTTCATATTTTGCTAAATTATTCATAATATCTAATAAAGTAACTTGCATAATTACATCCTTAGCTTCTCAGCTTTTTTTAATAAATTAGAAACCCCCATTGGAGTCCATGTGTCTTTACCTCTTCTAGTTTTAATATTTCTGGCCATTAAAGCATCTGCAATGCCTTGCAACGTAACTTTACCAAATCTTTGTATTTCTCTTATAACAGGAATGATATCTTTACAATAATCATCAGCCTGCTGCACTCTTGCTTTTGATGCATTTGCTGTAGCTAAAGTGCGCAAATTAACTCTATTGCCAGGCTTCCATCCAGTGGCCTTTTTCTTGTTTAAAGCAATTTTTGCTTTTGATTTATACATTTCATTAGTATCTATGCACTGTAAAAACATTTGCGTGGCATGATATTTAAAAACGTCTGCATGCCCTCCTGTTTCTCTTATTGCACAAACATAAGGATCTTTACCTTCAAGCCTCATAACATTATTGCAAAAGGTTAAACTTCTAGGTAAATGTCCAATGTTAGGTATTATTAAATGTGCATTTCTTGCATTGCATTTATCAACAGCCTTTTCTAATTCAGGTTTAAAATTTTTCCTTGTACTTGACTCAACATATTTATCTATTAATTTAGCACGTCCATTTAATGCTTTTGCCAATAAAGCCTCAGACCTTGTCGTATCTTTGGTTGATTTTATGTAAACAACAAATCTACCTATAGCGCTATAATTACCTCTCATTCTCCAACACTCCTGTCACTGTATTAGTGACAATTTATAATTAACATTCCTTAAATATATAAGAAAATATAATTTTATACAAATATCTTACCTATAAATTTATAAATCAAGATCACTTCACCACACGCCTGTCGTATTGCAAGCTGTTCCTGTAATTACCTTTACAACACCATTTATTCAACCTTTTCCTGTATTCTAGGTGATGCTTTATTTTTATAATAATAAAATTTAAGACTTTAGAACTTATAAAACCTAGTGTAAAAAATAATATGTTTTCCATGTTATTCCACCTCATCCCAAATAATTAAACCACCAACCTCAACAGTATCTTCAAGATTTTCTCTAGCCTCTCTTATTGCTTCCTGTATATCGTGATAAGACTCGTTATCTGACAGGTCGTTATGGTTGAATATATCCTCTGATATTTGTAACGCTGTTTGTATAGTTACTATAGGCCTTAACCATCCGTTCCACCTTTGCGGGTGTATATCTACAGCCTCATATACTGGCATATTTGTATCACCACCAATTGAAAATTTAACTTTATCCATGTCATTTAACTCCATATTTATAATTAACATACCCTAAGTATATATAAATATATATAAAAGTATAGTTTTAGGTTTGTTATTTATAAATTATTTTAAAGGATTAAGAACTGGCACTTGGCTAAGTGCATCCAGGGTTTCTTGTAAAGAGTCTATTTCTAGGGTTGGGGTTATGATCTTTTTGTCAAAAGTAAAGTATGTTTGCGAAGTAGTATTTGACTTAAAGATAATTCGCTTATGTTCTTGGCTGTAGAAAACAAAAGCAAGAATATCACAATGGTAGTTCTTATAAACCTCTGACATTTGCCTTGATGTATCTGCTGCAAAAGTATATTTTCCCTGTTTAGATTCTCTTCTTGTTTTGACTTGTACTGTATATTTTCTGCCATTTGTCTCAAGTAAGATATCTGCTGGGTGTTTATCTTGGGTTGGATAAACAAAATCCGCATATTCCAATAGGAATGTTTGTACCAAGGATTCACCCAAAGCACCTAGTCTTGAATTACTTTGATGATCTTCTGATGTCTTTGCCATCTTTGCTACATAGTGCAAGTTGTCTGGAATTATATAAACTGCGATTTGGTAGTTGTATTGCATATTTAGAATCTAACAACTCTTCTGATGCTTCTAAGAACATGCCCATTTCCATTAAAGCTCTTGTCTTTCTAAAGCTCATAAATCCTTGTAAACCAAGATTAAAGCATAAATCTACACAAACCATTGCAGCTCGCTCTTCAAACTTTCGCCATTCAGGCCAATTTTCATCAAGCTGGTTTACCACTCTTTTTATATCATTCTCTAATAGATACATGGCTTCATCTTCTGTAATTCCTCTATCGGTAAGATTTCTACCCACGCCAATGGTTTTTCTAGGCGGATCTGCACTGTCATCATATAAGGTACACATCAAACCCTCATGCCTTACTAGCATTTCTTTAACTTTCTCGTACATATTATTTGCTATGAACTCCTTTAGTCTTTTCAAAAGTCCTCAAGGAACTCATGCCAAGTAAAGATAAAAGAATTGTTGTTAATTGTGAAAAATCAAACTCTAACTTTTCTAGTTGCAAATCAATTCCATTTACCACTGCTATCCAAGTTGCAATAGGCAATACAATGAAATGAGTAAAAAGTGCAAAAGCAGATATATATCCAACAGTTGGCCTCCAGGACGAAGCAAACCAGTTCCCGTTCTTGGCCTCTTCAGTATTAAGAGCAATTTGTGCTTTGTCCAAAGATATAAGTTCTTTTTGTATGTCATTTGATAATTTTTCTTTAAGGTCTTTGTCCTGGACAAATTTATCCAAGACGTTGTTTGCTATCTCAGCAATTTTTGTAATGCTCAAATCATTCCTCTGATAATTAATGTGAACAATGAAATAACTATTGTAGTAAGACCGCCAACAAGCCAGGCTTTAGTGCTGTTGACTGATGCCTGTAAATCATCTGTTTTTCTATATATGCTTCTCCATCTCTCTGCACACATTTTTTCGTGTACAGAAAGCTGTAAATGCACCTCGTTAGCAGTCTTTCTTGTTGACATATATTAGCCTTCAGTTACTTCAACCTCTGCATCATCTTCTATAGCTTCAGAAAATGCTTTTATTTGCATTTCCCTATATTCAGCAGTAATGATGTAATCCTCATAAGACTCTTGCAACCTTTGTAATTTCCTTTGCGCAACATTTAACTTTGCAGCTATATTACCCTGGTCTTCATTAAGATCCTCAGCCTTGAATTCTCTTCCGTTAAAATTAATTACAACATCATTTTGTTGTTTATTTTCTACATTATTTTCCATATAAGTTTCCTCTCTAGGGTTTGATAATTATAAAATTATACATAAAAAAAATTACTCAGACCATAGTGCATTTGCAATAGTCTGTACTAATTGATCTTCACCTGTAACATCATCACCTTCTTTAAGATGCACTACTTTAGTAGCTGCTACTGGTAATTTATCATCATCAGGGTCATCAAATACATCGTTATATACCACCATTAAAGTTGGGTAAGTAGTCTCACCCTCTTCAGCTTGTTGTGCTGGATAAGTTTCTATCCTTTGCACTGTTGTTGTTAATGAAATTGCCATATTTATTCTCCTATATTTTTGTTATTATAAAACTTAGCAATTCATTATATCTTACACCAAGTCTCGTTTGTTCTACACCATCAACATCTTCCCAAGTGCTAGAGATAAACATCCCATAATCACTTGCATCCAATCCTTCTGCTGTAAATGCATCTTGTAAGTCTTGTGCTATGACTCCAAAATGATATCTAGCTGTTTGATCAGAATCAGGATTATTATCTTTTTCTGCTACTGAATCTTGCCATCTAAATCTTCTTATTAAACCTTTACATGCTGTAGCTACTCTCTGCTCTGCATCTGTTAAGGCTTGTATATCTTGTTTTTCGTTTCTATCTGATGTTTGGATAGTGCCATTGGTAGCATATACATCATCAAATCTTACTGATGAGCTTCCAAGATCAATAGCATTATCACTGTCTGCACCATTTTCATTACAAGGTAAAACAGCTTTATAAGTAATGTAGGATTCAAATTTAAGACCAGTGCCAAAAGTTGCTATAAAGAAATTAGACTCTGTTTGATCTAAGTGACCAATTTGCCCTATATTAGTTCCCGTATTGTCGTTAAATTGTAAATAACGCCCTTCGTTACTTGTGTTTTTATTTTTAATAGTAGCTATAGCATCTGTTGTACTTGTTTTATTACCTTCTATCTGTGCCTTGGAATCTGTTGTAAATAATCCTTCTGAGGTAAATGTACCTTGTACACTTGCATTGCCTAAAGATGTGAATGTGCCTGTTTCTATATTGCCAGTTAGCTCTATATCTGTACTAAATTCAGCAGTTGCTGATGTTATTTTTAATCGTTGTCCACCACTTGTAAGGAATCCTATCTGGTGATCTTCAGGGCTGTACATACCAGTATTAATATCACCATTAAATCCATAAGAAGCGGTGGTTGTTGAATTTCTACCTGTTGTAATTGAGCCATCAAATCTGTTTCTAACAGCATCAGGTATAAAAATACCATAAGCAGAGGTGGGTAATGTTCCTGAATAGTTTCCGTAAAATAATGCGGCTGTGTGTGTTGGAGCAGAGCCTGTGTTATTGTCATACTCTGCATTAAATACATACGATGTACCATATATATCACCACTATTTGCCGCTATATCAATTTCACCATAAACGCCAACAGCTTTTGTAATTACTCCACTATCCGCAGTATTAGTAACTCTATTATAAGAGCCATATAGATTGTTTGCATCTGATGTAGCATTATCACTTTGAGCTTGGAATTTAGCACCAAATACATTAGTAACATTACCTGCACCACCATTATCCTCAGCTATAGCTTGAACACCAATAATCTCTGTTGTTTGCCCTGTGCTTGGAGTTGCTGTTGCATTAAAGTAACCACCAACAATGACATCAGCATCACCTGTAGAATCAAGATCAACAAATACTCCGTATGCTCTATGCTCATTTGAAGTATCACCACCTGTAGCAGTGGAATTAATGTCTAAATATAAACCACCCTGTTCTCTATCTGCTGTAGTTGCAGTAGTGCCTGAAAGCGTTGATACAATCTCTTGTGCAAAATAAAAATCATTATTAGGATTGGTTTGGTTAGCTGTAATTCTTAAAGCACCATTGGCTTGATTGTCTACATCAATTAATACTGCACCTGTGCTTGTAATTGCTCCTGATGTAATATTTCCTGAAAGGTAGAGGTCTTT